GTATTTTTATTTTCGGACACCGAGGTTCCTTCTGCGTGCGCTATCTGATAGTCTTCGGCTCTCTTGCTCCTTACAATTGCTTTCCTCTCTTTTGCAATCTTGCTTGTTTGTTTTTCTTTTGCCGGACTAACTTTTTCAGGTCTCTATTCTCTTCATCTTAACGACGATGGCTGGTGCTAGTGGTTCAATCCTTCCAGTTGAGACTACGGAGCAGACTCAGGCTAGGGTTTCTACTGCTTTAGCTCCGCTGACTGGGGTTTTGGGTAATATTGAGCGATTCTCTGTGGAGGCTATTATCAATTCCAACCTTACTGTTGACATCTTCTTGAAGGCTATCAAGTCTTTGGTGGCTTATGCTCAGCAGGACATCCTTGAGAACATCGCCTCAGCGGCCAACACAGCTGGTGCTATTCAGCACGTTATTAATATGACTCCAAAGGATCTCTTTGACCTATCAAGGTGGGTGAAGACTGCTGCTGGAATGGAGGCTATTTCCAAGATTACTACCCAAAGGAGATTGCTGAGGCAAGGTGGTGCGGGGAGGTCTGCTTCTCAGGTTGCCTGGGTTAACCTTTTTACCCAGCAACAGGCGGACTATGCTCAGGAGAAGAAGAGGAAGATGACTAGGTTTGAAAGGAAGAGGGAGGACTTAAAGTTGCAGCTGGCACAGCTTGATACCGATGAGGCTGCTTCCATGGAGAGACTTGCTGCCAAGTACCCCACTCAAGTGGCCTTACCTGCTACCATGGAGACAGAGTTGGTGGCTGCGTGCTGGGCGGCGTATGTTGCAGATTGTGATAGGCGGGGGATTACACCCAGTGCCAAGACGAATGCTTCTTTAACTGAGGCGGTGAAGCATTATAGTGCTAATGTGCGGGACCAGATTCTTACGACCTACTGTGAACAGGAGAATGTTCAGGCAGATCTGACCAGGTATGCCAGGGAGAAGATTCAGTCTTTTCGTGACTCAGGAAACCAGGGAGGAGTCACCCGTGTTAGAAATCTCTATACGGCAGCAACTGGAGCAGCGATTGATATCCCTCCCCCTCGAGCTCAGGAAGTTCCACATGAAACAGGTCCCGTTCGGGATCCCATTGCACAAACGGGGGAGGCCCAGCTGCAAGCCGTTGCTCACCAAGCTCTCACCGGAGTTGTTATTGAGGCGGACCCAGATCGGGCACAGGGAGAAGCCTCCTCTGGGGATTCGGACAGAGCTAGCGCAGCCTCCACTGAAAGCACTAGAAGATTGCAGCCGGATCGGCGTGTTAAGAAGCCTCGCACCACAGGCAGATAAACTGATACCACGGAGCCGTAGCAAGTGGGAGGCCGGCGTGAGGAAGATCATTGGAGGTGGGGAACTTAAGGACTGGTTTAAGGCTAAAAGCATGTATAGAGGAGGGGGTAACTTATTTGATGCATTACGATTACTCTCCGCTTGTGACGATTATGACGGTTACACTAGACTTAAGGGAAACTATTCTGTTGAAGCTGCTAGGGAAAAACTACTATTACCTTCTGGATTGAGGGTGCCTGATGGAGTAGGTTGCGTACATATGAAGAATTTTAATGATGAAGCGTCAGCAGGCCCATTGTGCCGGGCTTTCGGTATACGGAGAAAGGCAGGTTTGAAATCCAGGTTAGAGCAATTCGCTTGGGAAATATATGATGGAATAGGTAATGGGGACCTTGATCTTGGGGCCATTCCCCCGTTTCTGGCGAGGGTTGGTTATCGAACTAAGCTTGTGACAGGAGAGAAGGCTATGAGGAAAATTTCTACAGGTGATTCAATTGGCAGGGCTATTATGATGTTAGATGCATATGAGCAGGCATTCTCTTCACCAATTTTCAACGTGATTAGTGACGCAGTTACGCACCTACATTCTGACCCAACTTCAGGGTGGAGGAATTATCTTATCAGAGCTTCTTCAGACTGGGGTAAGATGTATAAGGAAATGAGAAAGGCAAAGGTTGTGGTGGAGCTAGACTGGAAGAAGTTCGATCGTGAGAGGCCTGCGGACCACATATCCTTCTTCATTGATGTAATTCTTTCATGCTTCGCACCGAGGACTACCCGTGAGGAGAAATTGTTAGGAGCATACAGACGGGCTATGGAGAATGCTTTGTTACACAGAGTTCTAGTGACCGATGATGGGGGAGTATTGACCGTTGACGGGATGGTGCCGAGTGGGTCATTATGGACAGGGATCATTGGAACAGGGTTGAATATTCTGTACATAGGCTATGCTTTGAGTGACATAGGTATCAGCCCTCTCAACTATGTGCCGAAATGTGCGGGTGACGATAATCTTACTTTCTTCTCAAGGGATTATGGGGATGCGGCCTTCAAGCGGTTGAGAGTGAAGTTGAATGAGATGTTCCGGGCTAACATTGATGAGGAGGATTTCATTATACATCGTCCGCCCTTCTTCGTGACTAAGGCTCAGGCAGTTTTCCCTCCAGGGACTGATTTATCTAAGGGAACGAGCAGCATTCTGAATCAATGTAAATGGGTTCAATTTGAAGGGGAGATAATCATTGATGAGGCTATGGGATTATCGCATAGATGGGAATATAGATTTCAAGGAAAGCCAAAGTTCTTAGCTAATTATTGGTTACCAGATGGAAGGAGTATTAGGCCTGCAACGGATTCGCTAGAAAGATTGCTTTACCCAGAGGGATTGCATCAAACTATAGAAGATTACGAGATGGCGGTACTGGCTATGGTCGTTGATAATCCATGGAACTCACATAACGTAAACCATATGATGCACAGGTTTTGTATTGTTCAGCAGATCAAAAGGCAGTCCATGGTTGGCATTAAGGCAGAGGACGTGATGTGGTACTCTAAGTTAAGAGGGAAAGAGGGTGAAGGAATTCCTTACCCGCAGGTGGCATATTGGAGAAGGCAGGAGAAGAAGGTCTTCATGGAAGAGATACCAGAACTAATGGGCTACATAAAGAAATTTCAGACTTTCCTTTCAGGAGTTTCAACTCTATACAGCCGGGACTCAGCGGGGGGTATCGATGCTTGGATGTTCATGAGCATTCTGCGTGGGGAGAGAGATGTTGGGGCAGGACAGTTTGGAAATGATATCATAGAATGGTGCAAGTTCCTAAACAAAAATCCTTTAACAAGTGGTTTAAGAGCGGCGAAGAGATTTAGAGGGGAGGTGAGATCAGAGGAGGCCAGTACGCAGGTAGCACAAAGATGGGTAGAGATGATTTCTACGGTTAGGGAGAGGCTCAGAAATCCTCTCCTAGGGTCTCCACGAAGTTTTGCCCTATGGGTTAGTGATATGTATGCCGAGAATGTATTTAGTAATGTTTCTTAAATGCATGTATAAATTGTTTTTTGTATTGAGTATTGAGAAATGAAGTTTTATTTTGATAGTGACAAACGCACCGGGTCACCGGTACGTGTGTCACTATCC